TTTTTAAATTAGTTTCTAGTTCTTTTCAAGAAAAGAATTTTTATAGAAAGCCAAGAATAGATTTGGCCCTTCTCAAAAAGTACAGCGAAGGGCTTATTGCGACGACCACTTGTATTAGTGGTCCCTTTGCCAAAGTTGTCTGGGAGAACTCAGAACTTAATCATCATGAACTATTAGAAATAATGCGACCAATGATCGAAGAGTTTCTAAGTGTGTTCAAAGATGACTATTACTGCGAATTGCAGTGGAACAATATCCCAGAACAACACAGACTTAACCAGTGTATTATTGATTTGGCAAAAGAATACAACATCAAGCTCATTTCAACTGTTGACAGTCATTATGCACGCCCAGAGCTTTGGAGAGACAGAGAGCTTTATAAACGTCTTGGATGGCTGGGGGCTAGTAAAAAACCAGACTGGCTTTCTGATATTATTCCTAATGATGTTGATGAAATTGGGTACGAATTGTACCCAAAGAATGGTGATCAAGTATATGATTCGTATCTCAAATACTCCAAAGAGTGTGGATTCGTATACGATCCAAAGATCATCAAAGAAAGTATTGAGAACACATATGCTATAGCTCACAACAAGATACAAGACTTTGAACCTGACAGCACTGTTCGATTGCCTGGTTTTGTTGTGCCGGAAGGTTCAACGGCTGACAAAGAATTAGAAAAACAATGTGTTTTGGGCTTGCAAGAGTGTGGTGTTTCGTCTCCTACGTATGTAAAGCGTCTAAATTCGGAATTGAAAGTAATCAAGAACCGAGGCTTTTCAAAGTATTTTTTGACTATGAAAGCTATAGCCGACAGAGCAACAAGATCACAACTTGTTGGTCCTGGTCGAGGATCAGCTGCTGGTTCGTTGGTTGCTTTTGTGTTGGGCATCACTCAAGTTGATCCAATTAAGTTTGGGCTGTTGTTTTCCAGGTTCCTTCGTGCTGATGCTACGGACTACCCAGATATTGATTATGATGTCTCCGATCCAATGCTTCTTAAAGAAGAGCTAATCAAAGAGTGGGGCGACAACATGGTAGTGCCTATCAGCAATTGGAACACACTTCAACTTAGATCTCTTATAAAAGATATTTCTAAGTTTTATGATATTCCGTTTATGGAGGTTAACAACGTCACAGGCAAGATGATAAGGGAAGCAACACCGTTAGCAAAGCAGAAGCATGGTATTCGTGCTGGAGTTTATACTCCCACGTTTGAAGAAGTTATGCAGTTTAGTGACTCACTTCACAATTTTATGTTGAAGTATCCTCAAGTCAAGACGCATGTCGAAAAGCTTCACGGCGAAGTTCGCTCATGTTCTAGACATGCCGGAGGAGTGGTCATAGGTGAGGATCTAGACCATCATATGCCGTTAATCAACAGTGGAGGCGTTCGTCAAGCTCCGTGGTCAGAAGGGCAGAATGTGCGCCATTTGGAGCCCCTTGGTTTTATTAAGTTTGATGTGCTTGGCTTGGCCAGCCTTCGTATGATGACTAATGCCATTCGCAATATTCTTGTGCGTCAAGGAGCAGAGAACCCATCGTTCAAAGACATTAAAAAATATTATAATACAAAGCTTCACCCAGATGTGCTTGATCTAAACGATCAAGATGTATATAACAACATCTTTTGCACTGGCAAATGGCCTGGGATCTTTCAATTCACAGAGAAAGGAGCACAAAACTTTTGCAAACGGGCTAAGCCACATAGCATCGTCGATCTTGCCGCAATTACAAGTGTCTATAGACCCGGCCCTCTTAGTGCTGGCGTTGATCATCAATATGTTGAAGCAAAAAATGGAACACATCATGTCGAATATGTACATCCAATTGTTGAAGAAGTCACAAAAGAAACACACGGCTTCTTAATTTTTCAAGAGCAGATTGCATTGTTGGCTCATAAGCTTGGCAAGAATATTTCTTTAGACGAAGGAAACAAACTTCGCAAACTCCTAACAAAAAAAGGAACGGGCAAAACTGAAAAGCAAAAGCAAAAGATTTATAAAAAATTTATTCAAGGATGTGCTGAAAAGAAAATTCCAAACGGTGAAGCAGAAAAGCTTTGGGCAAAGTTCGAATATTTTTCTGGATATGGCTTTAATAAGTCTCATGCTGTTTCTTATTCCCTTCTCTCTTATCAATGCGCTTATCTTTACAATTATCACCCAGTTGAATGGATGGCAGCTTTTCTAGATAAAGAACCTGATACACGCAAAGAAAAAGCTTTGAGTATTGCAAAGGGCGAGGGCTTTGATATTAAATCAGTCAATATTAATACTTCAGGAAGGAACTGGGCAATTTTGGACGATCGTACTTTGGTTCAACCTTTGTCATGTATCAAAGGGTTAGGTGAAAAAGCAATCGATGAAATCATAAAACACCGTCCATTCACCGACGTAGAAGACTTATTGTTTCGAAAGGGCATGGCATACAGCAAATTCAGCAAGAAAGCTCTAGACGTGTTGACTCGCGCTCAAGCATTGAATGGTTTGATGGACGATAGGTTCACTGGTCTTAAACATTTTTGGTCAGCAATCGCCGTTGATAGACCCAAGAAACTCAAGAATTTTTCGGAAAACATTGAAAAATATGAAAAAGAAGGAGACTTCTCAGACTTGGAAAAGATTGAGTATCTCACCGGCTTGACAGGTATGTACCCCTTTTATCTCGTCGTTAAAGGTGCCGTAGAGAAGCAGCTACGCGATTACCGTGTCCCTGCCTTGTCTGAGTATGATAAAGACTTGGGTGTTGCTTGGCTCGTACCTAGAGAGATAATTCCCAAGAAGACCAAGAACGGCAAAACTTACTGGATTATGGAGTGTGTTGATCCGGGCGGTGTTAACTCTATCAAGTGTTGGGGCGTGTGTCCTAAGCGTGATAAAATAGCCGTCAACGAAGTCTACATGGCAAAACTAAGCCACAATGACCAATGGGGGTTCAGCGCAAAAGCTATTGGAAAGAATTTTATAAAAATATCTTGACAAGCTGTGCGTTTTGTAGTATAATGGTAAACATAGGAGAAAAAACAAATGGCACTTTCATCGCAATTTCTGTTTCTATTACTAATATCGATGTTCGGTGTACTTTTCACCGGCTTGGCTATTAGTTCTGAAGTAAATGGAAAAGGAAAAAAATTAACTATTCTGCAGATTATATCTTTTGTTGCATGGGGTTTTGCATGTATAGCATCTGTGGTCGGTGTGTTTCTAAGTAATCAATAACAAAAAGGAAAAAAACAATGTCACTAAAATATCAAGCACTAATCAAACAATACGAAGCTGATGCTCTTGCAGCAAAAGCAATGTTGGAAGTTTATTTCAACAACAGCGTCGGCATCGGAGAGCATCCTCAAATTCTCCAGGAGATGGATACACTAGTGGAAAAGCTAGCTGGCAGTCAAGGAAAGTTGGAAGCCTTGTTCGATCTGGTCCAGGTCGAAGGAGAAGAACCAGAGCTGGAACTAGAACAAGACGAAGAAGAGGAAGAAGAATGAACTGCTACATTAAAAAACTAAGACCAGATGCCAGAATACCAGAAAAGGCACATCTGACAGACACAGGTTATGATCTCTGGGTGGTGGATATACACAAAAAGCTGGACAATGGAGTTATTATGTACGCCACAGGACTAGCTATTCAACCTCCTCTTGGTACATACTTTGAGATTATACCACGTTCGAGCATAATTAAGTCCGGCTACATTCAGGCCAATAGTATCGGCGTTGTTGATCAAAGTTATCGCGGTGAACTATTTGTGCCTCTTTGGAAGATTGATCCAAGTGCTCCTGATTTGGAATTTCCAAAGAAGATAGCTCAATTAGTCCTTCGTGAGGTTAACACGTGTGAATTCTTTGAAAGGGAAGAGCTTTCTGAAACTACTAGAGGTGATGGAGGTTTTGGCAGCACAGACAACCCAGAATTTGTAGCCGAGACAGCATATAATTATTTAAAAGCGAGATGATATTATGGACAAGAAAACACAAGAGACAGTCTTTAGCAGCAAATCAGCAGAATGGGAAACACCACAAGATTTCTATGACAAATTAGATCAAGTTTGGGGATTCACGCTTGATCCATGTTGTGTGCCATCATCAGCAAAGTGCAAAAAATATTTTACAATAAAAGACGACGGCCTCTCAAAGGATTGGTCAGGTCATCGAGTCTTCATGAACCCTCCCTATGGGCGTTCTGTGGGCAAATGGGTTAAGAAAGCTTATGAAGAAGGGCAAAAAGAAAATACATGTGTTGTCTGCTTGCTCCCAGCAAGAACATGCACAAAGTGGTTTCATGAATACTGCATGAAAGGGCATGCCATTCACTTTGTCAAAGGTCGCTTGAAGTTTAAAAACCAAGTCATAAGCAAAACAAAGATCAGTCCAGCGCCGTTTCCTTCGATGGTTGTGATCTTTGGTGGGCTGCCTCATTGGCAGTCTTCAAAAATTGTGTTGTCGCAGTCTCTGGACAGATGATATGTCTAGGATCGAATTAGACGGAAGTTTCAAAAAGGTCATTTTTTATCTTGAAACAGAAAAACATGCCCGGTTTCTCCTGCACTTGAGGTATCGTGACTTCAAGTCGCAGGGGAGCTTTTTCAGAGCCGTTGTTGACTTATGTCTTGAAGATGATGAAACGATGTTTGAAACTCTCCAAAACGCCAAAGGAGCAATTGAAGCAAGATCTAGAAAAAGAAAAATAAGAGCGGATCATTATAAGTTAAAACAAAATATAGAGGATTACAACCTCACAAAAGAAGAGCTAGACGACCTTTTCTCTCTTATTGAAGAAGAAAGAGGTGATCTATGCGAAGATGCGTAAAGGACTGTATAATAAAATCTAAAGCTTGCGAGCAAAAAAGTTGTAAATTTTGGATTAATTATGAAAAAGAACACAATTGTTCTCTAGTTAGTATAGAACTGAATGGTGAAATGACCTTGCACCAAGTCGGAGAAAGACTTGGCCTCTCTTTTGTGAGGGTGAAACAAATTCAAGATAAATGCATAGAAAAAATAAAATTATTAACAGATCAAGATGTTTTGAGTGAATAACACTATTTAGGTTATAAGGATTATTATAGGGAGTTCAATAACTATGGCTAAGCAAAATCTTTTAAAAGAAAATACTATTAGGCGATTCATGAAGTTGTCTGGTATTAAACACTTATCAGAACAATTCGTTAATGAGCAGGGTGGATTCCCTGAAGAGGAAGACGAATTTGACGGCGGTGGAGAAGCACCAGAAGATCTTGGAGCAACAGAAGATTTTGGAGCACCAGAAGATTTGGGCGAAGAGCCCGAAGATCTTGAAGCCCCAGAGGAAGAAATGCCAGAGCCAACAGAAGAAGAGTCTGTTCCAATTTCTCAATTGGAAAACGCCCTTCAAGCTTTTGCTGACGAAATCCCTGCTTTGAATCTTCAAATTTCTGAAGAAGGCGAAGAATTAGAAGGTGAAGAAGAGTTCGGACTTGAAGATGAACTCCCAGAAGAAGGTTTTGAAGAAGAAGGTTTTGAAGAAGAAGGTTTTGAAGAAGAAGGTTTTGAAGAAGAGCTACCGCCTGGATTCCGCGATGACGGCGACCCATCTGAAGAAGAAGTACCACCTGGAAATAGATACAATGAAGCTAAATTAGTCAAAAGAGCTTTGCGAAGGTTGCTTAATCAAGAGAAAAGGCGAACGAACAAAACTTCACGAAGGAAGTCTCATGTTGATAAGCTTACAGAAAGAGTGTATAAGCGTTTGGCCAATGAAAATACCAAGAAGGCAGCAAAAAAGTACAAAAAAAGAAAAATTGATTACGATGTGTTGACCGAAAGAATCTTTAAAAGAATCAAAAGAGAAACACGTCAGCGTAAATAACAGTTGACTTTCCTAACAAACAGTGTCCTTAAAAAGCCCGGTGATGAAAATCTCCGGGTTTTGTTTTATAAAAATACTATTTACATATGAGGTGTATAATGACTGAAGAAAAAAAAGAACAAACAACAGAGGAAGAACAAACAACAGAGGAATCCAGCCTGTTCAAAGTAACTTTAGATCAAGGGGATTTAAGCCCAACACCGGATAAATCAAGAACCATTGCTCTTTATGAAGATTTATCAGAAGAAAGTGCTTCTGATTTAATTGGAGCGCTTTTGTTTCTTCATGAAACAGGCCATCATGAAGAACTGGAAGAAACAGAAAAAGCAGAAGAAAAAGCAGACAACGAAGAAAAAGCAGAAACAGAAGATGAGACAGAAAAATATAAAAAAGTCTGGGAACCAATTCGTATTGTTGTCTCTTCAAATGGCGGTTC